CTAAGAGATCGTCGGCCTCAAGTTTATCGATATATTCGCAGTTATATATATCACGCATATAATTCTTAACTTCCGAGAGATACTCGGGAATTGCTTGACTGTCTCTACTTTGTTTGTACCGGGGCCATATGTCTCTTCTATAGTTAGTCTTGCGACTACAGCTCAAACACATAGCAAACTCATCAGTCTCAGCTGGTAACCAGTTCTCAAGATACTCCTCAATCATCTGAGGAATAAACGCTGGGTCATCCTGTTCAGCCCGGAAAGCTACACGGTAAGCGATAATATCAGCATCAATCGCTGCCGTCGTCGGACACGGGGGGATCGTATTCTCCATCCTCAAACTCCTTCAAAAGTATATCAAGTAATTCTCTAAGCATATCCTCTGTATTACCTGCGGCTGAACTTAGGGACTCATCTGTTAGATCCTTAGCTAAACCTGCTGCGGAAACACCGCACCAAATAGGAGACATGGCCCTAGCTTTAATTTGTAGGGCCTGTACATCCCCATCATTTAACAAATGATAATCAAACCAACCACCCTGCTCTAGGTCCCCGTCCTCTATAGCATTTGCCATATCTTCTGAATGGTGGTTCCTCCAAGGAGCATCTTCTTCAGCCAAGGTTCTCTCGCCGGGAGATATAAATATAGTTGTTGCGTGGTGTTTGATACTGAGCCCGACCTCGTTATGATACCTGCAATCATCTACTATTACACACCGTTCCCAATAAGGATTCTCTTTGTTTAAATCTATTCTTTCTTCTTCTAGAATTTCCGAGAGTTTTTCCTCAAATACATCCACCCAATAGCTTGGCTTCTCTCGTCTTCGAAGGGCTCCAAACTCTTGACAAAACTCTCTATATTCTTCTTGATCTTTCTCTTTACTGTAACCTCTTTCTAGGGCTTCCTTCTTCAAAGGATCTGCAAAAGAAAGAAGCTTGGGTATAAACCCTAGCTCGAAAGCTTCTTTTGCTAGGAAATTAGCTAGTGTAGTCTTGCCAACCCTTGCTTTTCCAGAAATGATTATCAACTCCATCTTGGATCTCCTTGTACAATTTATGTGGAGCTATATGCAGACCTACCTTAAAACCACAGATCCTTAGTAAATAACTTGTAGCTAAAGAACATGTCATAGGTACATAGGTCTTCGAAACAAACCTCCCGAATAACCACCATATGATATTCTCCCAAACAGAAGCAAGCTTAAACTCAGGTCTGTCTAAATAACAAGATAATTGATATAAACTAACGGGTGCTAATCCTAGGTCTATTACTTCTTCTTCGACAGTAATATTCTGTGATTTTAATATCCGATCATATTTAGATTTATCTACGAGATACATGCCCCTCCTTGGGTTTATTACATATACGTAGTCTTTCTTACCTTGTGTAAACCACACTAGGGAATGAACTATTTTTTGACCAGAAACAAGCTGGTATAGTTTAGTTCTCCAATAAAATTCACTGGTTTTTATATAAAAGATAATCTTGACATTGGTGTCTACTAGTTGGGGTTTCATTGATACCATATTGTTATGTTTAACATAGTGGCTAAGCTGTGTTCAATCTTAGCTCCCTCTGATTTCTCCCATCCGTGTAGCATGTAGATCATATCACAACCACAGATATCCGTCAAGTCTTTCGACATAACAACACGCAAACCCTTTGTTGTATTTAGTTCTTGGTCTGTTAAACCAGACTCTCTATCCGAGTCACAGGGGTTGATCGTTCTATATATTCCCTTCTTCTTTAAATACTCATCTGCCTTTCGAAACTCACGGCGATTAAAATCCTTAATTCCTCGCATGGGACCAGCAATATATACCTTCAAGTAACTCATCAATGACACTCCGACCAATTATTACCAACTCTAAATTCTCCACCCATCTCTATCTTACAACCTAGGATTTCTCCAGCCCTTTTAATGGCCTCGCATCCTAAGGTTCCTACAATATCAGAGATAAGAGGATCACACTCCAACTGCCACTCATCATGAACAGTCGCCATAAACCTTACCTGATCCTTGAAAGGCTTCAGGCTTCTATTGAATAATATCTGAGCCAGCTTCATAAGCATAGCACCATCTCCTTGTAACTGTACATTTAATGCTTTATGAGCCGCACGACAAGGAACTTCACGACCGTCTAATAACGTAACGGTTCCTTTTCTTTGTACCTGCCACTCAACATTTGCAAGCAATTGCTTCAGGGCTGGCATAGAATCTAGGTATTGTTTCTTTATTTCCTTACCCTTCTTAGGGCCACTACCTACAATCTGTCCTATCTTTAGATCACCCGCCCCATAAATCAAAGCATAGAAGAATGTCTTGGCAGAGTCTCTGTCGGGAAGTCCAGCTGCCTTTTGATTAACAGTATGGATATCTTCATTGAGAACCTGATAAGCAAAGTCCCCCTTGTCCCACCGAGCCATTCGACTTGCCAGTAATCTAGCCTCTAATCCGGAGGCATCAACCCCCACTTGAACCCAACCATCTTGTGGGCAGAACAAGGCCCTTGCCTTTGGGTCTCCTGAGACCTGCTGTAGGTTGGGCTGAGAGGCTGTCATACGTCCAGTCACAGTACCCTGAGTGTTAACACTACCGTGGATACGACCGTCTCTGGAGTTACTAGCTCGTAATATCCAGTCTTCTACCTGACTCAGGAGCTTAGTAATACCAAAATAACGTACTAATTCCTTGGCTTCTTCATAAGGAAGCTTCTTGAGAACTGCTTCGTCTACCTTGGGGTTACCTTTTTCAGTCAAAGGTGTTTTCCACTTGTACTTTATATGTAAACGTTCTGCTATCTGCTTACGAGAGCCGGGGTTAAACACAGTAATCTTATCTTTCAACCTATTACCAGTCTTCTGAGAGTATCTTTCCTCTCAAGCTGAACTGCCTTGGTCATATCAAAACCAAACCCAACAACGATTTGGTTTGATACAATACGAGCGACTTTATGCTCCAACTTTACCGACCGTATATTCTTTCGAACAAAAGGTTGTTCTTCGTGGAATATCTTTACTGTTATAGCTACGTCTTGTTTACAATACTTCACCATCTCATTGGAAAGACGGGAGAAATCATGGAAGTCTCCTTTTGGGAAGTTAAAGTGATCACCCCAAGACTTTAGACTATTGGAACCCATAGGGTGGTTCTGTCTGTCTGGATACATTAGCCGTGATACAATAAGAGTATCAAACAACTTAACCTTAATAGGACCATAATATCTCTCAAGCATGGGAATATCATACATGATTATATTATGCCCTATAAGGAGATCTGCTGTCCTAAGAAAACGAACGCCTCTCTCAATGTCCCCCTTCAAGAACTTCCAAGTCTCTCCTGTATCTACATCTTCCACACACATACAAAAGATATCGTCACCTTCTGGGGTTGGTATACCTTTCTTGTTAATGACGACTTCACTCAGGCCGTTAGCCTCGATGTCGAAAGCTAGTCTCATTGTCACGCTCCTTTATTTCCATACTTCCTTTCGACAAGCTAACTCGGCTTGCCTTAGTATTGCAGCTTCGGTTTGTATATTATATATCATCATATCCGTTTCTTCGACTTCTAATTTATGTAATACATACCACCTTTGACACCCACAGACAACATGCAAAGGTCTCTTTAATAATTCTAACCATTTAGGGGAGTTACGATGAATAAAATGAAGTTTATCATACCGTTGACGGTGGTCTCCATTAAACTTATCCATATTCTCAGGTAATCTAAACCCGATTAAAGGTCTTCGTAAACCTTCCTCCTTTATACTATCCATTATCTTCTTCATTTGATGAAGAGGTCTTTTTTTATCGTCATCCCAATCAATGTCTTCCGGTAAGGACTCATTAAAGTAGGGGTAGACAGGAACTGTATCGGATAAAGATACCCTTGTTACTTCTTTATCTTTGAAGAATCTATCTCTAGCTGGTAGATACATTATCAACCGCCTTGTCAATGGATCCCTCTAAACACAGAAACTTTTGAACTTCTTTTATAGTTAACTCTGGTGTCTCCAGCATAACATCAAAGAAGATAGTCATAAACTTAACACCTAAATCTCTCCACCATCTTCTGATAGATTCGTGACCAAACATAATCATACGTTCACAGTCTTCGAGAGACATGGTTCTGTAAATTTCCAGAGCCTTAGCCCTCAGGCTGTCTGGATCCATACGACCCAAGCGAACCTCTTTGTCCATTAACTCAACATCTAATTTAGCAAGCTCCATGAAACTGATAGCTTGTTCTTTCTTATCTCTACGCTCGCACAATATCACCTTATCTATATTTTTCTCGGGAACAAAAGCAATATTAATAGGACCAAGAATCTTTATTGCTTCTCCTTTGTGTGGAGAATAAACATAATCAATCAG